TAAGTCAGCAAATCCTCAAATTAAAAATGCTCTATTTGTAGGTTCTACAAATGAATTACAAAAGATGTTAAATAGGAAACAAGAAGATGAAAATATTGAAAGCAAGAACATCACACCCAAAAAAGACGACACTAGCGATAAGTGATTTAACTTATAATACTTATTACGAAAAGTATAATCCTAAGTTAACCGATGGCGTTGAGAACATTACAAATATAATGGAAAGTCCCATTGAAGTCTTTAGACATACAAAACAAAAAAATAGATTTGGTGCTACTGGTCAAACATATATAGAAAAAGAGTATAGTGTTTTAAAAGGTAGTCAAAGAGTGACACAAGCAAACAAACTTGGATATACTCATATAGAGGTTATTGTAAAAAATGATAAAGCATAATTTTCCATATGAAAGTTTTATTGGTGGTTGGGATATACCTGAAAATGTTTGTGATGATTTAATTACATATTTCAACAATCATAAAGACCAACATAAAGCGGGAATGGTTATTAAAGATAATAAACATATAGAAGATGTAGATTTTAAAGAATCAACTGATTACATTATCAAACCATTTGGCTCATTGGAGCCTATTGAAACTTATGAAATGTATTTACATAAAATTTTAGAAGAATATAAAAAACTATATCCTTGTTTAGAAGACATAGAAAATATTGATTTTTACGAAGACTACAATATGCAATATTATCCTATTGGTGGTGGTATTAAGAAATGGCACTATGAAAGAATGAACAAATTAAGTAGTAATAGAGTTTTAGTTTTTATGACTTATCTAAATGATGTTGAAGACGGTGGTACAGAATTTTTACATCAAAAGATAAATACTAAAGCGAAAAAGGGTATGACATTAATATGGCCAGCAGATTGGACACATACACACAAAGGACAAGTAAGTCAGACTAGTGAAAAATATATTGTCACTGGTTGGATAGGATTTAACGAGGTACCTGTAATGGGTGGGATATAACAATGAGCCAAGATCAATATTTAGGTAATCCAAATCTAAAAAAAGTAAACACACCACAAGAGTTTACTAAAGAACAAATATTAGAATATCAAAAGTGTGCTGGTAATCCTGTTTACTTTATGGAAACTTATGTAAAAATTGTATCACTTGATGAAGGTCTTGTGCCTTTTCATATGTATGGCTTTCAAAAGAAGATTGTACAAACAATACACGATAACAGATTTACAATTTGTAAACTACCTAGACAATCTGGTAAATCAACAACAACTATTTCTTATCTATTACACTATGCTTTATTTAATCCTAATTCAAATATAGCGATACTAGCCAATAAGAGTTCTACAGCAAGAGATATACTTGGTAGACTACAACTTGCCTATGAAAATTTACCTAAGTGGATGCAACAAGGTGTAATCAATTGGAACAAAGGTAATATAGAATTAGAAAACAAATCAACCATTGTCGCAGCGGCAACTTCATCTTCAGCAATTCGGGGTGGTTCTTATAATATAATATTCCTTGATGAGTTTGCTTTCGTACCAGCGAATATCGCAGAGATGTTTTTTAGTTCAGTTTATCCTACAATTTCATCTGGTAAAAAAACAAAGATGATTATTGTATCTACACCTCACGGAATGAATCAATATTACAAATTATGGATTGATGCTATAAACAAAAAAAATGATTATGTACCAATAGAAGTACATTGGAGTGAAGTTCCTGGTAGAGATGCTAAATGGAAAGAAATGACCATTAGGAATACTAGTGAAGAACAATTCCAACAAGAATTTGAGTGTGAGTTTTTAGGTTCAGTAGATACTCTAATCTCACCAGCAAAAATTAAGAACACAGTTTACATAGACGCAATACAATCTAAGAATGGATTGAAGATGTTTAAGAAACCAGAAAAGGGTCGTATGTATGTCTGTTGTGTTGATGTCGCCAGAGGTACAAACAAAGATTACTCTGCGTTTATAATAATAGATGTCACAAAAGACGAAAGTAAAAAAATTCCATATGAAGTAGTTTGTACTTACAAAAACAATGAAGTCAAACCATTTGTATTTCCAAACATAGTTGCTCAAACAGCAAAGGCGTATGAAGAAGCTCATACTTTAATTGAAGTAAATGATTTAGGACAATCTATCGCTGAAGCAATGCACTATGAGTTAGAATATCCTAATATATTGATGACAACTCAAAGGGGTAGAGCTGGTCAAATACTTGGAGCAATGTTCTCAGGTAGAGGTACATCATTAGGAGTTCGTATGACAAAACAGATAAAAAAGGTTGGTTGTGCGAATTTTAAGACGCTTATGGAGGGTGATAAGATACAAGTCAATGACTTCTCTATAATAGAAGAAATATCAACTTTTTCTCGTAGAGGTAATAGTTGGATGGCTGAAGAAGGTACAAATGATGACTTAGTTATGTGTTTAGTTATATTTGGGTGGTTATCTAATCAACCTTACTTTAAAGAGTTATCTGATTCTAATATTAGAAATCAGATGTATATGGAACAACAAAATTTGATAGAACAAGATATGGCACCATTTGGGTTTGTAGATGACGGTATCAATAGTGACCCAATGAATGAAGAAACGATAGATGAATATGGTACTCGTTGGTATCCTGTAGTCAGAAAAGGACAATAATCTCTACTTTTTGGTTATTATAAATACCTATACTGATAAAGTTTGAATATGGTCGTAAGAAAACTTACGGATTTTGACAAATTAAAAATGATAATTAGCTAATTAAAGAGGAGAATAACCTATGGCATTTCAAGTATCACCGGGCGTTCTCGTACAAGAAAAAGATTTAAGTAGAATTATACCTGCGGTATCTACATCTATCGGCGCTTTTGCTGGTGAATTTAGACAAGGTCCAGTAGATGAGATCGTAGCAATTTCTAGTGAACAAGAATTAGTAGATACATTTGGGAAACCAGACTCAACAAATTTTGAGTATTTTTTCTCAGCTTCTAACTTCTTACAATACTCTAACGCATTAAGAGTAGTACGAGCCCAAAATACAGGTTTGACTAATGCAAATACTTCAGGTTCAAGTATTTTAGTCAAAAATATAGACGATTACGAACAAAACTATGCTACTGGTCAAGCAAACGCAATAACTTTCACAGCAAAAACTGCTGGAGCGTGGGGTAATAACCTACTTGTTGCAACTTGTCCATCAGCAACTGCTTTTGAAGCAACAACAACAACTGCACAGCAAGTTAATCAAGCTGATGTCGCTGTTGGCGATACATCAATCACTATGGATTCAGATGCAACTACATATTTAAATGTAGGTGACATTGTTGAGTTCAGTACAACTGCCGCTGGAACAGATTTTACAACTGGCGAAAAGTATAGATTGACTGCAGTCGCAGCAACTTCAATAAGTCTAGTACAACACCCTAGAGGATCAGGTGGTGTTCAAACGGCAATAGCAGATAATACAAGAGTAAAAAGAAGATGGAGATTTTACGAATCAGTAGATGGCGCTCCAGGAACATCAGCATGGACAGCAGACAGAAGCGGTTCAGGCGATGAAATCCATGTAGTAGTCATTGATGAAGACGGTGGTATCTCAGGTACACCAGGAGCAGTTATTGAAACTTTTTCTAAAGTATCTAAAGCCGCTGACGCAAAAACTCCACAAGGAGACACAAACTACTATCCAACTGTAATTAAAAACAAATCTAATTACATTTACTGGACTGACCACAACTCATCAGGAACAAATTGGGGATCAAACGCTACTGGAGTGACTTTCACTGCAGTAAATACTCCAACTTCTGAAAGTATGACAGCTGGAGCTAATGGCTCTGCTGTGACTGCTGGTCAACTAAAAACAGCTTATGAAAAGTTTGCAGACGCTGAAACAGTTGATGTAGGATTAATCATTACAGGTCCAAGTGGAACAGCAACGCATGTTGACAATCTAATCACTATTGCAGAGAATAGAAAAGACGCAATCGTTTTTGCTTCACCACAAAGAGCAGATGTAGTTAATATCACAAACGCAAATACACAAACAACTAATGTGACAGGATTTTTTGATTCTGTTAGATCAAGTTCATATGTTGTATTTGATAGTGGATACAAATATTGTTATGACAGATACAATGATGTTTAC